CTAGCCCACGATCAGCCGAGCGGCGAGCCCTGGACCGTAGCTTGACGAGGTCTGCGACACCTCGATGCCGTAGGTTCCGATGACACCGTCCGCAGCCTTCATTGCCGCAGAATACGTCCAGGTCGAACTGGTTGTCGTCTCTTCGCGCACCAAGGCACCACCAGAACGGATCCGCAGCAAGTAGGATTCGCTTTCTTCGCCCAATGGAACATCCAGCACATCCCAGCCGTCCCCGTCGACCCGAGTACGCCGAATCCACGAGACCCGGTCCCCAGCCGCTGTCTGTTCGACCCTCAGGTGGACGGGGGCATAGGGCCTCAGACCGTTTCCGTCGAACGCCTCGACCCGGTGGACATAAGAATCGTCGTCATATCCCCGGGTGGCTGGCCCGATGCGATAGTGACGGGCGACCCGACGCTCGCTGCGCAACAGAGTCGTCTGCCGCACACGCTCGTCCAACAGAACAAACATCGCCCCTTCGGGCCATTCCTCGGGCATCAGTGCGTCGGTGCCGAGTTGTCCACGCAAACGGCCCGACAATGCGTAGACGCCCGGCTCCTGCAGATCGGCTTGGGCGAACTGGAACAGTTCCCAATTACCGGGCGTTCCATCGCCGATCGCCGCAAGGTTGGCTCCGTTCAAAAGCGCCGCGCGCGTTCGCGACTCGAGCACACCGTCCACCAGCCTGACGCGCAAGGGGGCGCCGTTGTCCCATATTCCGGCTCCGGCCTTTCGCAAAGGGGTCTCGGTGAAACCGATCACCGCCTGCCCGGCCAGAACATCGCGCAGGGCGTAGTCATCGTCCTGGTCCGATACATAGACAGCGACGCTACCCGGCCACGGGCTCGCCGTAGCCGCAATGTACGGCGCGTGCGGCTCTTCGGTGCCGGTTATCAGCGGCAGATCCAGAAACACCGGAAGAACGGGCACCGGCGCCACATAGGGTCGGGCCACGACGTCGTCATCGGCCATGTTGGACGGCTGAAAAACGCCCGGCTCGATCCGTACGGCATGTACCAGTTGCAAGTCGGCCTGCTCCACCCGATCGATGCGATACAGGGCGCTTGCGCCCCCTTTCTCGGCGGGCAGACGCACCACATCACCTGCCCCAACGTTCATCAGCGAGGGGGGCAAGGCAAACCGGGCCGAGTCCCGCGAAACGCGAGCTTCGGCCAGCCAGCGTTCGACGGTCTGGCGGCCCTCGGCACGGGTCATCGACAAAGGCATTTCGTTCACCGCGACAGAGTGCGTTTCATCCACTGGAAGAACCGCCTCTTCCGACACCGGGTCATGATCCGAATCCGATTGAACGAATTGCAGCCGCACGCGACCAGTCATCTCGGCCTCGGCCTCGCGCTGATACTGAACCCGACCGTCGATTTCGGGGCTTTCGGCAAGTTGGTCCAGCGTCAGATTGACGGGCTGACGGCCCTGCCGCATCCGGAAATACAGCTTTCCATCCCGTTCGACCGCATCAAACCCATAGCGCAGCATCAACGGCTGCAAAGCCGCACGCGCGTCGGACACATCCTGGATCGCATAGCCTCGTACGACACCATCCAAGCCTGATACGTCGATATCGGTCACACCCGCACCGTGGCAGATTTCGGTTACCACCGAAGCCAGAGTCCGTGACCCGGATCGCCCGTTCAACCAGTGACCACGCGGATAATTGGCCCCGTCACTCCATTGCGTGCGAAGGTTAGGGAAGGTCGGATAGGGCCGCGCGTCCCAAGCCCAGACAAACGCATTCGACAAGTCGACCATCGGCCCGCCATAGACGTCCGAAACCGGGTTTACCTGCGGGTCCCGCCAATAGCCCAGCGTGGCCTTCAGGTATTGCACCTGGATGAAGTCATCGCGCAGCCCGTTCGAGTATCGTGGCAAGCCCGACTCCGAGGATTTCGGGTCAAGGAACTTGTTGGGCTGGTTCGTTCCCTTGTCGATGGCCGCACAGCCCAGTTCGGTGAACCAGATTGGTTTCGACCCGGGCACCCATGCGGTCGGCGCCGCCTGACGCACGCCACCTATCCGTTCGTGATGGGGGTTCGACCACCAGTTTCGGATATCCTTGTACCGCCAGATCCAGGGCTCGCCATGGTCGGCATCCACGATCGGAGTCCGGATCTGAGCGTCGCGCTCTTCGGGCGAAGCATAATACCAGTCATAGCCTTCGCCGCCTTCGATATTGGCTTGCAAGTACTCCAAGTCATAGATCGACCGCACGCCGGATTCCGCGTCAAGATGCGCGTCACCCTCGCGCCAGTCCGAGATCGGCATGTAGTTGTCGATGCCGACGAAGTCGATGTTGTCATCGGCCCACAGGGGATCCAGGTGAAAGTACCGGTCTCCGCTGCCGTCCGCCGGTTGGTACCCGAAATACTCAGACCAATCGGCGGCATACCCGATCTTGGTATCTGGTCCGAGAATCTGGCGCACTTCGGCGGCCAAGGCCCGCAGTTGCGCCACGGCGGGAAATCCCGTTTCACCCCGTATTTGGGTCAGGCCCCGCATCTCGGACCCGATGCAGAACGAACTGACCCCTCCCGCGGCTTTGCACAGGGCGGCATAGTGCAGGATGAATCGGCGCAGCCCCCAGTCCTGCGGACCTGAATACGCGACCTTGCCATCTCCGATGGCAAAATCCGACGCCTGAGCGGCACCAAAAAACGCCGCCACCTGCGCCTCGGCTTCAGCGGTGCCATCCGGCGACCCCGGCCGACCCGGCGCAATGTCGAGCGTAACCCGTCCGCGCCAAGGCAGGTGCGGCTGCTCTTCTGCATCCGACCAAGGATCAGGCAAACTATTGCCTTCCAGCTGATCCATAAGGATGAATGGATAGAACATGACGCGTTTTCCCGCGTCCTTGAGGTGCCGTATCGCCTGCACCACCGCGGCATCCGCCGGCGTGCCTCCGTAAACAGGTCGATCGTCGACTTGGCCAACTACCGCTGCGGTTTTTCGGGTCAGCCCGGAAACCGTCCACGGCATGTTCGCGCCGTCTATGTCATTTCGGATAACCTTGGGGCGGATTTCGCATTCGCCGCAGCGCAGGTCACCGCCAAACCAGGAAACGATCAGGGACGCAGCCTCACACCCCGGCAGCTCTTTGCCCAATGCGCGAACCGACTCCACCAGATCGGGCTGACCCGACGGAGAATTGACATTGGCCGCCCAGCTCTGCCCTGTTCCCTTGGTATAATTGACTTGGCTGCTGGCCAGTGTGTACTCGCCCGTGCCGGGCATCAGCGCAACACCCTTGATGCTCTGCTGCAATTCGGTTTCGCGGTTCGGCATTCCGGGTTGATCGGGACGGATCACTTCGAACGAGAACTGCGGGACACGATTGCCAAAACGACCCAGTTGAAGGCCCTCGATCACCACATAAGCCGTGCCACGGTAAGCCGGAACGTTTCCTGAGCCTTCGATGGCTTCGATCAGTGGGTCAGGCAGCTGCGTCATCGTGCCCGGATAGACACGCATGTTCAGGCTTGATCGTTCCAACTCCTCTCCATCTGCCCAAACCCGAGAGATGTCCGCGATCACACCCGCCCCCACGGCAATCGCCAGTGAAATCGAATAGCTGTAACTGTGCGTCGTCGTCGTGACCTCGGCTGAAGACGGCGTCCCCTTGCCACCGCCCGTGGTCTGGGTGCTGGTGGTCCGCGTTTCAAGGAAGTCTGACGCCCAAATCACCTGACCGCCAACCCGCATCCGCCCGAAAATGGTGGCCACGGTCGCACCCTCACCGGTTTCCGTCAGGCGAAACCGGTCCAGACGTCCGGTTTCGACGACGTCGCTACCACCGCCCAGGACGGATTGGCTCATCAGACGTTGATCGATCACACTGCCCAGCGAGGCACCTACGGCACGGCCAATGATCGCCGTGGACAGACCCGCGACCGTACCCCCGATGGAACCACCCAGCGCGGCCCCGGCCGCAGATAGAAGAATCGTCGCCATCAGTTGTCCTCCACTGGAAAATCAAAACAGGCGACCACCCGGCGGCGCCAGGGATCGCTCAGCGCGTTTTCAACAACGCCATGCCCGGAATAGGCATGGATGAAGCGCGGCACAGACCCGATTTCGCTGACGATGCCCACGTGCTTTGCCACACCCCTGTCGCGCATCCGAAACAACAACACGCAGCCTTCGGCCAGGTTGCTTGCGTCCCGTTCGACAAGGTTCCTCCGAGCCGCGGCCCACATGCGCTCCTCGCCCTGTGGTTCAGACCAATCCTTGCTGTAGACCGGAACCGGCTCAGGCTCGGCACCGATGACCGCGCGCCAGACTCCTCGCAACAGGCCCAGGCAATCGGTTCCGGCCCCCTTGACCGAGGCTTGATGAACATAGGGCGTACCCAGCCAGTCACGGGCTTCGTGTACAATGTCTTGCCGAGTAACCATCACCGCCTGCTGCCTCCTGTGTTCGGATTGCCTTGTTTGGGGACGGCCATGACCCAGTCCTCGCCCGGAATGTCCGGGAAACCCTGAAAGTTCAGAAGGTTGTTGAACTTCAGCCGGCACGTCTCCATCCGCTTGTCACAGCCGGCCAGCAACCGGACACGATCGCCTTCGGCCAGACCGCCTCCGATTGCCGACCACAGTTTCACCGCGCGCCCTGCCTTGATGCGCCGATCCGTCTTGACCGTGCTCCACAACCCGGTTGCCGCACCGCTCAGAACCTCAATCCGCCCGCGCTCGTACCAGCCGTCCTGATGTGTATCCGCGCCGTGCAATCGCAGCACGGGGCCATCCTCAATCGCACCGATTTCGGCCTCCGCCCAATAGCCGGGCGTTTGCAGGCTGAACCCGCAGGCCTTGTCGCCCAGAACGGCCGTGCAGGGTTTTTGATAAATCCGTCCAAGCGGTCGGTTCAACAAATCGGTCAGCCCGCGCAACTCGGCGTGAAACGCTCCGCCGGCCCGCCGCAATTCACCGATCGAGCCGCGAAACTGCAGCATGCGCTGTTCCGGCGCCGCCCAGTTGACCAGCCAGGCCCGCACTTCGGCACCGTCGAACCGGCCGGACTCGATGTCCTCGTCGCGCACGGCCGCATCGGATATGGCGCCCATGGCCTCGGAATTGTCGATCGACAAACCCGTCGCCTGTTCGATCGCCGAGGCCGTCAGCCCGGTGCTTGCCTTGAACACCAGTCCGTCGAAGGCCAGTTCGCGATCATGGTCGGTGAACCCGAAGGACACGCCATCGGTACGGGTGATCGCCCAGCAGCGGCAGACCGTGGTCATGCCCGACTGCAGATGGGCCAGCAATGCCTGCTTGTCGCCGCTCATCAGACCCGCACCTCCACCACCGGAACATCGGGCACGTCGCCAGCCTGAAAGCTGGCCACGCTGACCTGGATCCTGTCGGTGTCAAACCGCACCGGCACGTCGAATTCGAACCCGGCGGTAACATCGACCCCCTCGGCTGGGGGGACGGCGAAATGGATCAGACCGCTATTCAGGTCCACCTCGAAATCGACGCCTTCTCGGGCCTCGTCCTGATCGAGCCCCACCTTGACCGTCCCAAGCACCGGCTTGACGATCGGACGCACATAGCCGACCCCGCCCGAGGCGTAGGTCTTGACCAGTTGGAACGCGGTCGTGACCCCGTCGCCTTGCCCGATCACCTGGTCGCCCTTGTCAACCTCGGCGGATGCTGCGCAGGACTTGTAGTCCGACCAGTCCTTCCATCGGAACCCGTACATCTGCCCCTGGCGCGCCTCGAAAAAGGCGATCAACGTCTGGATATCGTCCAGCGACCGCATTCCCAATCCGGCGTCATAGCGCCGCCGTGAATGCGCCCAGGGCGTGTTGCGCTCCTCGAACCCGTTGGCCAGCGTCACGATATCCGTGCGCCGCTCGGGTCCGCCGACCGAGCCGAAACTCAGGCTGGCGGGAAATCTGACTTCGTGGAAATTCATGTCCTGCTCCCCAATCTACCGGTTGCGATTGCCGCGCCCCAGCGCGCGGCTCATCTGGGCCGCGATCTGGCCCTGGCTGCGACGGAAGCCCTGCACGTCGGGTGTGGTGATGTTCATCACCACGTTCACCGCCCGTCCGCCGCCCGAATTGCGCACGCCCAGCTTGCCGTCCGGGCCACGCGCCAGCGGCATGATCGCCTCGGGGCCAGCCTCGCCCATCAACCCGGTCGCACCGCGCATCGGAAAGGTGGTGGGCCCGGTAACCACGCCGCCATTGGCAAAAGGCATGACGCGCCCCTGCGCGAAACTGCCGCCATCGGCAAAGGGCAGCAGCCCCTGCACCAGGCCGCCGACCGTATTGGCCAGCATGCCGCCGAAGTGATCCGTCACCGGCTTGATCGCCGCCGAATAGGCCGTGCGGATCATCGAGTTCTTCAGCACGTCCAGCGCGTCCGACAGGTTCATGCCGTCCAGCACCACACCGTCGAAGGCCTTTCGCAGCCCGCTCGACATTCCGCGCTCCAACGTGGCGACATCCTTCCCGGTCTCTTCAAAGGCGGCGCTGATCCGCTTCATCTGGGCGTCGAAGGCCGCCGCCATCGTGGCGGCATCGCCCAGGGCATCGCCCAGCGCCTCGCCGCGCTCCTGCAGGTCGTCAAACCCGTCCCGATCCGTCATCACGCTCTCCTTGTATCTTGTCGGGCCAGGCGGCCAGCAGCTTGTCCAGCCGCGCCCGGTTCATCGCCGGCATCCCGCGGCCCTGCCCCAGCATCAGCCGCAGTTCGGCAGGGGTCAGACGCCAGAACTGATCCGGCGTCAGACGCAGCCCGTGCAGGCCGGCCCGCATCAGGCCGGGCCAGTCGAACCCGCTCATGGCTCACCCGGCACCATGAAGGCCCGCGCCAGCAGCTCGGCCGCCGCCCGCGCGGCGGCCATCGGGCCGCCCTCGATCTCGGCCCGCAACATGTCGGCGCGGGTCACTTCCGTGCCGCCTCCGCGCAGCCCCGCAACGATCAAGCCCAGCACGTCGCCACTCGAATAAGCGCCGCTCTCGAACCGCTGCACCAGTTCGACCAGTGACCCGGCACCCAACTCCTGCTCCAGCTCGGCCAAGGCACCCAGCGTCAGCTTGAGCACCCGGCGCTGGCCGTCGATCACCAGCGCCACCTCGCCCGTCCACGGATTGACCATCACAGCGCCGTAAAGGTCAGGGCGCCGGCGCTGGCCAGACTCATCTCATAAGTCGCCTCGCCATTGTGCGAGCCCGAATACTCGATCCCGGTCACCTGGAACGGTCCTTCAACGATGCCGAAGTCGGGAATGATCACCTGGAAGGCTGGCGTTTCACCATCAAAGAACAACTGCCGCGCGCGTTCATCCGTGCCGGCGTCCTTGAACACGCCCGATCCGGAAATCGAGGCCGACTTGACCCCCGCCCCGGACAGCAGTTCGCGCCAGCCGCCCTGGCTCTCCAACGAAGTGACATCCACGCTTTCCGCGTTGAAACTGATCCGCGTGGCCCGCAGCCCCGCGATTGTTTCGAACAGACCCGTGCCATTCATGTCCACTTTGACCAGCAGGTCCTTACCGTTCTGGGCACCCATATGCTCTCTCCAATGCTTGGTTAATTGTCTTCCACGCGGGCGCGGAATCTCAGGTCGATCTGCCGGATCGCGCCGCCGGTTCCGGTGCGCCGGGCCGAGGCCCGCTCGAACCACAACCCCACCAGCCGCCCCCGATCCAGCGTCAACGCGGCCCCGTCCAGCGCGTCGCACACAGCCCCGGCCAGCGTCTTGGCCGCGCCGAACCCGGCCGCCTCTGACACCACCGATACGGTGAACCGATGCAACGTGCCCTGCCCCGTCTTGTCCGAGGCCTCGCGCACTTCTTCCGGGCCGAGGGTGATGTAGGTCTGCGGCAGAACCCCCGAAGGCACCGCGTCAAAGACCGCGTCGCCGACCTGGGACGAAATGCCCCTGTCATTGACAAGTTGCTGAAACACAGCGGCCTGCAGCGCCGCCGAAACGCCATAGCTCATGCCGCCACCTCCTCGTCCGCGAAACAGGTCAGATAGCGCCCGGCCGCGTCGTATTCGGCCACCGCGCGGATCACGAAACGCCGCTCACCCTCCCGGAACCTCTGATCGGGCGCCGGACGCATCGACGACCCCTCGGGCGCGCCACGCACCACGATGCGGTAACTCACGCGCGACACCGGAACATTCGCGACCGCGCGCTCGGTCCCGGTCCGGGCAGACACCTCGGCCCACAGCGTGCCCAGCGGCGCCCAGGTCTCAGCATAGCCGCCCGCACCGTCGGCCACCCGCACAGGGGCCTCCAGCACCAGTTGCCGGTTCAGACGGGGCGCGTTCATTGCATCACCCCCGCGCCAAAGCGCACCATGCGATAGCGCTGGATCAGGCTGGTCACACCGAAGGGCATGCAACCGTCGCCCAGGCTGGTCTCGTCGCGATACTCATAGTAATGCGCCGCCAGCAGCAGCACCGCCTGCCCCAGATCCGCCGGCAGCCCGCCCCAATCCGCCGCCATCCCGGCCGTCAGCGCGATGGTCACCTCTCCACCGGTGGGAATGGAGGGCAGGCAAGCCCCCATCGGCCTCAGGCAAGGGCGCTGGCTGTCCCGCTCCAGGCGGTAGGTCCCGGGCGCCACAACCTGCTGGGTGCCCTGCGCGTCGGTCAGCGTCACCGCGTCGATGCGCGTCACCGGCGCGACCGGCAGAACCTCGCCCGCGTCGTTGCGCCAGCGCCTCAGCGTCCAGGTGAAACTGCGCGATATCAGCACCTTGCCCGTGCGCGCCTCGATCGCGGCCATCGCCGCCCTCAGGAACCCTTTCAACACGTCGTCCTGCAGGCTGGTCTCGGAAAATCCCGTGCCCAGCCGCAGATGCGCCTTGAACTGATCCACCGGCAGCGCCGCATCCGCGATGGCGGTTTCTTCGATCAACATCATCCATTCACTCCGCAATCTCGGACCCCTCCGGGGGCCGCTTCCTTGGAAAATGGCGGGCACGTGCCGCCCCACGTTGCTCGGACGGAGGGGAGCAGCTAGACAACGCGGGGGATCTCACCCCGGCCCGCGCCCGCCGCCCGAGGGACCGGCCCACCGGCCCCCCGGATCCGTCACCGCTTAGGCGGTGCCGAATTTCACCAGCTTGATCGCGGCAAAGTCGCTGATGTCGCCGCCGACGCGCTTGGAGGCATAGAACAGAACATGCGGCTTGGCGCTGAACGGGTCGCGCAGCACGCGCAGGTCGGGGCGCTCGGCGATGGTATAGCCGGCCGAGAAGTCACCGAAGGCGATCGAGAAACTGTCGGTGCCCGGATCGGGCATGTCCTCGGCGATCAGCACCGGATAGCCCATCAGGCGCGCGGGCTCACCCGCAGCCAGGCCATCGGACCACAGGAAGCGACCATCGGCATCCTTCAGCTTGCGGATCACGCCCGCGGTTTTCGAATTCATCACGAAGGTACCGTTCACGCGGTACTGCGCGCCCAGCGCATAGACCACGTCCACGATCGCATCCGCATCGATGCCGCCCGCAACACCGGTGGGCACATAGCCCAGGTTGCCCCAGGTCCAGACATCATTGTCCACCGCCGGATGGCTCAGGATGCCCTTGGGCTTGTCGATGCCGTCGCCGTTGATGAAGGCCGCGGCCTCGGCGCGGGCGAACTTGTCGGCGATACGGCCCGCCAGCCAGCCCTCGACGTCAAACGCGCTGTCATCCAGCAGCCGCTGCGAGGCCTTGGGCAGCGCGCTCAGCTCGTGCAGCGGGATCGAGATGCGGTCGATCGACGGGGTCCCTGTCTCGGCGGCGGTGGCGTTCTCGGCGGCCCAGCCGGCACCCACATCGGTGTGGTCGATCAGAACGTCAAACGAGTTCGCCTCGACATTCACGACCGACGCGATCGAGCGGATCGAGGCGGTGGATTTCAGCACCGACTTGATCATCTCGGCGGTCTGCGGATCGACGAGGTAGCCGCCATCGCTGTTGACGGCGGTCGACAGCGACTTGGCCTCGATCTCCAGCCCGCGCAGGGCGTCGTCGTCGCCCGAGCGTACATAGGCGTCAAAGGCCTTCTGGTGCGGCGCTTCCTCCAGGGTCGAGGCCGCAAGATGCGGGCGCGCCGCGATGGTTGATTTACGATCCAGCATGGTCAGTCGCTCTTCTGTCTGTTGCATTTTCTGTTGAACTTCAGCCTTCAGGCCCTTGAATTCACTCACGAAGCCAGCCATCGCCTGCTTCACCTCCTGAACCAGGGGCACACCCTCTCCGGTCAAGGCCGCGGTCTCGGTCTTGCTCATCAGCACTTCCTTTCTGGGTGGGGGTTGAGGCGCGCTAGGGTCGCGCCAGCTCCTGCCGGGCGTTCTGGAACACCTCGGCAATACTGCGCCAGGTGTCCTCGGCATCGGGGTCGGTCCCCTTTGCCGCCACCCGCGCACTGGGCAGCATCGGGAAGGTCACCAGCGACACCTCCCACAGCTCCAGTTCCGTCAAGAGCCGCCGGCCCTTGTCATCCTTCACGGCCCGCTTTGTGCGATAGCCGATCGACAGCCCGTCCAGCGCACCCGCGCGGATCAGCTCGGCCGCTTCGCGCCCCTTCTGGGTGCTTTCCAGCAACCGCCCCTTGACCCACAGGCCGCGTTCGTCCTCGCGCACCTCGTCCCACACGCCGATGGGCTGGGTCGGATCGTGCTGCCACAGCATCTTGACCCGCTGACCGGCCGCCTTCAGCCCGGCCAGCGACGCGGCATAGGCGCCTTTCTGCACCACGTCGCGGCCTTGATCGACCTGGCCGAACAGGCTGGCATAGCCCTTGATCACCGCGTCTTCGGTCACCGACAGTCCATCTCCGAACCGCGCGAACTTGCGTTCCAAATCCATGAACAACTCCTCGTAAGCCACTGAATTCATGGCGCCACCGTCAGGAAAGATTGGAACGCCTGCGCCAGGATCACCGCCGCCACGCCATAGACCGTCAGCCACAACCGCCGCTCCAGCCGCTCCATCATTTCCTCGATCTGATCCAGCCGCCTGCACAGATGCGCATGCTGGATCTCGGCCACCCTCTCGTGCGAGGCCAGACGCAGGCCCGGCGCGCAGTCAAAGGGCGGATATCCCGGCGTGTCAGCCATCCGCAGTCTCCGCCAGCGCCGGCAGGCCCAGCAGAGCACGCTTTTCGGCATCCGTCAGGAAATCGGCGTTGGCCACCCGCGCCCATTGCGCGTCACGCTCCGCCGCCAGCGCCGGCACCTGGTCCAGATCGGGCTTCAGCACCAGATCTTCGCCGGTAAAGCCCGACAGCCAGTCCGCCAACGCCGCCGCCACCCGCGTCACCAGGGGCAGAACGGTCAGGCGATAGAACGCCCGGTTGGCCTCCTGATAGTTCGAATAGGTCGCGTCACCCTGGATCCCCAGCAGCATCGGCGGGACACCGAAGGCCAACGCGATCTCGCGGGCGGCGGCTTCCTTGGTCTTCTGAAACTCCATGTCCGAGGGCGAAAAGCCCATCGGCTTCCAATCCAGCCCCCCTTCCAGAACCATCGGGCGGCCTGCATTGCGCGCCCCGCGATAGTTCGCCTCGATCTCGTCGCTCAGGCGGCGGAACTGCTCTTCGGCCATCACGCCCTGCCCGTCGCCGCCTTTCCACACCAGCGCCCCCGAGGGCCGCGCGGCATTGTCCAACAACGATTTCGACCAGCGCGAGGCGCTGTTGTGCACGTCGATCGCCATCGCCGCCGCCTGCATGGGTGAGAACCCGTAATGGTCATCCTGCGGATGGAAAGACTTGATGTGGCAGATTGCTTCGGCCGGGAACCGATGCGTCTTGCCCCCGGCGGTATAGTCATAAGCCCTGGGCCAGCCATCCGCCCCCGGCACCACGCTCATCCGGTCCGAGCGCAGCACATGCAGCTCGACCGGCAGCCCGCCCTCGGCCCGCACCGCCTCGACATAGGCGTTGCCCGACAACAGCAACTGCCCGAACAGCGCCTCCAGCAGCTCGGCCTTGCCCTGCGCCGCGTTCGGTCGACGCATCAGGCGCAGAACCGGGTGCGTCTCGTACCGCTGCGCATCGTCCTGCAGAACCAGAGGCAGCGCCGCCGCCGCCTCGGCAATCAGCTTGACCGACCGGAACCCCACCGGGTTGCCCGAGAACCCCGCGCGTGTCAGCGAGACGGTGTCCCGCGGGCTCCAGGCCACGCGCCCACCGGTGTGCCAGGCCACCACCGGCCCGGCTGCGCTTGCTTTTGCCTCGGGGGCTTTCTCAGCCGATCCACGACGCAAGAAATCGAATACCATGTCCAGATGCTCCTTTCTGCCGCCGCTCTGCCCGGCTTGTTGAAAGGAGTTATGACGGAAAGATCTTTAAGCCTCGGGAATGAGGCGTACGGCGGTTGCGCAACGGCTTTGGAACGTGTGCCCGAAGGATAAATCTCGGCATCCGACGGAAATGCGCTACCCTCTGCATCTGAGTTTCAGGAGGGGTCAGCCATGTATGAAAGCGCAGTGAAGACTGGAGGGATCGCCGTCGTGACCGGCGCCGCCAGCGGAGTCGGACGCGTCGCGGCTCAGCGTTTTGCCCAAGCCGGGCTAAACGTGATACTGGCCGATCTTCCGGGACAGGCGCTGGACGAAACGACGGAAGACCTGAAGGCAGGCCTTGACGCGGTAAACATCACTGCGGTGCCGACGGATGTCACCTCACAAGCCGGAATGGAAAACCTGGCCGACACAGCTTTCGCCGCAGGGCAGGTTGCCGTCTTGATGAACAATGCAGGGATCAGCCTGCCTACGAAAACATGGGAGTCATTCGACAACTGGCAGAAAATTCTCGACGTGAACTTTCTGGGGGTCCTGCGCGGCATCCACGCCTTCCTGCCCCGCATGATCGAGGCTGACCGCCCGGCCGTCGTCATCAACACCGGGTCAAAACAAGGAATCACCACCCCGCCGGGCAACCCCGGCTACAACGTGTCCAAGGCCGCCGTAAAAACGCTGACCGAACAGCTCGCGCACGAGCTGCGCGAGGCCGGCGCACCGATCACCGCGCATCTTTTCGTTCCGGGCTTTACCTATACCGGCATGATCGCCTCATTCCTGCCGGAGAAACCGGCCGCTGCCTGGACCAGCGAGCAGACCGTCGACTATTTCCTCGACCGGATGGCCCACGGCGACTTCTACATCCTCTGCCCCGACAACGACGTCGATGCCGAACGCGACCGACGCCGCATCCAATGGGCCGCCGAGGACATCATCCACAACCGCCCCGCCCTCTCGCGCTGGCACCCCCACTATGCCGAGGCCTTCGCGAAGTTCGAAAAGCCCAAGGGCTGATCACAAAACCCGCACCCGCGGCCGCCGGCAGGCCGCGGCCGGCCCTACCACCAGCTCATGCAACGCCCAGACAAGCGCATCGACCCGGTCGGGCGAGCCCTGCCCCTCGAAACCACGCGCGGTCATCTGGCACATCTGCTCCTCCAGCGCGTCCAACCCGGCCACATGGAACACTCGCCCCTGCTCATACAGCGCCGCCACCGGCTCGGCCCGCGCCACCTTCCCGCGCGAGGCCCGCACCGCCCGGAACGGGACCAGAGGGTCCACCTGCCGCACCACCTCTTCGACCAACTGTCCGCCCTGGTTGACCTCGGCCACCAGCCGCTCGGCCCCGAATTCGTCCATCGCGTCAATCGCCGCGCGCGCCCAGCCCGCCGGGCCAACGCCCTGCACCGTCCGGTCGGCCAGCACATAGGCGCGCCAGTCCTCGGGCGGCCCCTGCAGCTGCGCGCCGACCACCACGATCCCGCAAGCATCGGCGCCCGACCCGCCCGTCACCGCCGGGTCCAGCGCCACCACCACGCGGTCCAGCTCGGGCACCGCCCCGACCCGCGCCCCATCCAGCATCGAGCCGGTCCACAGCGCCCCCTCGGCATCGGCCAGCAGCACCCCGTCCAACTCCTGCCGCCCCAGCCGCGTGCCCGCGTAACGCGCGCGCACCTCCTGCAAAAACGACTCCGCCAGGTTGGCCCGGTTCGCCTCGGTCGGCGCGTGGGTCATCACCGTGGACGGCGCCGCCAGCAGATCCTTCAGCACCTTCACGTTGCGCGGCGTCGTGGTGACGCAGACCCGCGGCCGCTCGCCCAGTCGCAGCGCGAATTGCAGCATGTCCCAGGTCTCACCCGCCTTTTTCCACTTGGCCAGTTCATCGACCCAAGCCGCGTCGAACTGCGGCCCCCGCAGCCCCTCGGGGTCATGCGCCGAAAAGGCCTGTGCCTCGGCCCCGTTGGGCCAGACCAGCTTGCGTTCCGATGCCTTCCATTGCGGCCGCCGGTCAGGCGGAGAGCACTGCATGATCCCGCTGTCGCCAAAGATCATCACGTCGCGCACCTGGTCAAAGGTCTCGCCCACCAAGGCCACGCGCCGGGCCTCGCCCTCATCAAACGGCTTGGCACCCTCGACCATGGATCGCACCCACTCGGCCCCGGCCCGCGTCTTGCCCGCGCCGCGACCGCCCATGATGACCCAGGACCTCCAATCACCCTCGGGCGGCAACTGATGCGGCAGCGCCCAAAACTCGAACAGGAAAGGGAGGGCACACAGCCCTCCCTCCCCGATCTCACTCAGAAACCTGTCCCGCACCGCAGCAGGCGCGGAGGCGAGCCAATCGGCACCCGATCTCAGATCGGGCCCGCTCCAGGTCGAGCGCATAGCCCCCTTGGGCAATTCCCGCTTGTCTGTGACATTGTTCGACAA